TCCCAACGGTCAAAGATGGGGTTGAAGTGTTTAAGTGCTCCCTTTAGGTAATGAATATTCTGCATCTACTGTTTCTTCTTTCTCTAGTTGTATCACTTTTCCTGCAGGCAAAATGCCACCAGTATCATAATAAAGTTGTTTCATACGTTCTAAAACTTCTTCTTTTGACATAACGTCTACACGGTTGACGGTCAGTTCACTACGGTTTACGTACAGTCCTGCTGCTTTACCTCTAGCCACTTCTGCAGTAACTGCTGCTGACCATGCTCCGTTACGTAAAGCTCCCTCTCGTATATCTTTTAGGTCGGTAAGGTGTGTAGCTAAATCAAGAGCTACTTTGTTACTGGCTTTTTCTTGAAGTGCTTGTATTTTTTGCTGTATGTGAGGGTTATTTTTACTGGCTAGTTCATAACCTGTTTTAACAGCTTTCTTCTCACTGTATCCTGCCTTAATGGCAGCATCTTTTTGAGTCATACCTTTAGCCACGTTCTGTGCAAACTTTTCTTGCTTAGGTGTTAATTTCTTTTTCTTCATTGAGATGTTTAAAAGCTATCATTAAAATAATGTGTCCGTCTCTACGTTTAAGGTAGCTCTCTGAAGATTCATCGACTTTAGCCAACATTAAAACTTCAAAGGGAGTAGCGTACTCTTGATCTCTCCAGTATTCTTCTAATATTTTTATAGACATAGTTTATTATAACCTAATTCATTTTCATAAGTTTACGATTTTCTAGGTCGTAAACAGGTAGCCTAGCAAAAACATCAAAACAACAATCTAAAATTCCTTGAACCACTAAACCAGTTTCTTCATCAAATGGTCCTACAATTTTTACTCTCATGTGAGGGTCAACTTTGTTGCCTTGAGCGTGTTCGTGTACACATAAAGGAAGCACGGGATAGAGTAATTTTTTAGGTTCATACCCAAATCTTTTAATGGTCATAAAAAATTTGTCTATGTTTAATGCTCTATTGTAGTCGTTTTTTGTTGCGTGTTCGTTAGCCTCTGTTAAGTCTGAGTACTTCATAACACGAGGGTCTTTGTAAAAAAATCCCCCTAAATCTTCTTTTACTTTTGTACTCATTCAATTCTCCATACTCTAAGTTTCTTAACGCCTTCTTCGTAAACTGTGCGAGTGGTTAGTTTAGCCCTGTGCCTTTGACCATGAGCCGAAGCCGAAGTTCGCAACCTTGTTACTTCTTTTTCATCAGTAAATGGTATGGCAAAACTTTGCCCAACCTCTAACCTATGAAAATTCCATTTTTCTTTATAGTTTGGTTTAGGTAGTTCAATACCTGTTTCTATAACAGGTAATTCGTTAATATTTTCTTGCATAAATATCTCCAATAAATTTATAGTTTAGTATATAAGTATTCACTTAGAAGTTATAGTATAATCCCAATATATTTAGAGCCTTTTAGAGCGTTTGATTTACCTACCCTATACCTACCTACCTTTTTTAAAAGCACCGCCTTAAAACGCGTCACAGTAAGCCTTAACTTAAAAAGATTTATAAAAAGGTACGCGTTTAATACGCAAACATTTATAACGTGAAACTCTTTTATTCCTTATAGTTTTGATGATAGCGGAAGCTATTTTATCTCGATTGTCTTCTACCCATTGATCAAAGTCTGAGAATTTTGAAAAAGTGTTATGAGTATCAACTTCTACTAAGATTCTAGCAGGTGTACCTTCAACTTCTTTAGGGTTATGGTAAACCATTTCCCAAAGCAATTCGTAACGACTAGCCTTTAGTGACATAACCTAACTTAATATCATATTTGATAGCACGTATGTCAAGAACACCTTTATCAAGTACATCTTGAATAGTTTTGATGTTTTCATATTGTTTCATACGTTCTATATTTTTAGAAGCCATAGGCATCTTATTGGTACGAGTAAGTTTTTGACTTGTGTCGTAAGGGTCACGAGCACTTATAACTTTACACAGTGGGTCTGGTTTAGGTTTGCTACGGTCAATTTTAAAAACTTTGCTTCTACTCATGTCAGTCTCCTCTGGCTTAACAGCCATTTTACTAAAAAGATTCCAAAGTTTAATTTGACAATCTTTTTTATTTTTAAAATTCTTGAGTTTACGTTTAGCAAATCTATTGTAAATCTCAAGAGCTTTTGATTCTGGTGTAATTGTATTTTGATGTGACATAAAAGCAGGGTCACCAATACGTTGGTAACCCTGTACAATAGTATGTAGTTCTGCCATATCAACTTTCACCACCCTTGAATAATCAGGGGCGGTGAAACATAAAAACTCTATAGATTTATGCTGCTTCGGCATACTCTATAGCTTTAGTCATAGCACGGTTTTTAAGTGAAGCACGAGCACCGAACCAAGCGTTATGCATTGATGCGTCACGGTCGTGACCCCACTTATGGTCAACCACGTAAGTTACTGCGTTAACAGCACCCCACCACGTACCCTTAGAGCTTTTAAGGTCAGCTCCAGGTTGCTGCTCAAGAGCCTCATAAACTTTATAAGGAGTACGTTGAAACTCTTCAAGCGTTCTAAGTTTAGACTCAGCCAAAGCAGTATCCATATTTTTACTATTCTCTACAATTATTTTTTCTTGTAAAGCTAGTTTAGGCTGTAGTAAGTCAGCTATATAACTAACAACTTTATTTTCGTTATACTGTTTACTACTTAAAAACTCAGCACTTTTCTTGTACTCGTCAAGTCTAACACTCGCTAACCCTAACGCTTCTTCTGCAGTAGTTATTAACTGACTGTCGAATACTTTAGTGTGAGGCATTTTAAACGCAGGTTGTGACTTATCAGCTAAAGCCATTGATAAAGTATTATTACAAACCACACGCACTGGTGTAAACCTAATTTCATTAGACTTACCCCACTCATGGGACACGGACACTAGTAAGTAGCCCTCTACTCTATCGTCGCCTGGAAGGGTGAAGCCGTCATTAATTTCAGCTAACCCCCATATTTGCTTACCGTTGCGTAATGAACCTGCAGTATGCATATTCATATTACCAGCGTCTGTAAACTTTTTAAAGAAAGTAAAAGCCTCCTGGTTTTGCGTTGGTATAAACCTTGGTCCACACGGTCCAAGTATATTGTTATCACTATCACGCACAAGCATGTAGTAATCATCAGACATAATAAGGTCGTCAGCTTTATCGCTAACTGCGTTATTATATGTGAATATATTACGCTTACTCACTGTCCAATCAAGTCCAGCTTGTTTAAGCATCTCGTCAGGTGTTAAGTTGCCGTCAACTTGTACACCAAGCCCATGCCAAGGTACTTCCCCAGCGTAAGCCATAGTCTCAATATTATGAGCCATAAGTTTCTCCTATCTTAAATGCCTATTAAGTTATTTAATAGGTACGTATAACTTAACTTAGATTAGCTACCGATAAAAGGAACATCTAAATATTCTTATACTTTTTTATACACTCTCTTTTTTGCCGAGGTAGGTAGTCTTCCCAACAACGGACAACGATCAGTTTCTTTTCAACTTCCGTAAAAGTGTTCCAGTCCCTAATTTCTGTGGCAGTCCTACCACATCCTTTACAGGTACGTGTACCCCACTGAGTAACAGTACACATGCCAATACAAGGGGAATCATGAAGACTGCTAGTTTCATGCAGTAATTTTTGTGTCATTTCTACTCCTGATGAGTCTAACGTCGTGTTCTCTCAGCCAGTTTCTCATCATATTCTTACGTTCTAGTTTACTAAGGCTCGTATTATTTAGTAAAGCATTACTAAAGTCAGTATATGCATCGTATCCTCGATAATAATCTCCTGCTCCTATGTGATTAAACCTAACGATTTGCCATACTCTTTGTTTGGTGATTTTAAACTTGACACCTATTTCCTCAAGTGTCATATTAGTGTTGAGCGTTATCATAAAAATTTCAAAATACTTAGCTCTTTGTTTATCTCTACGTGCCATTAAAATACTCCTTGAAGTTAATAGTTGCTTCACCCCAGCTTGGACCTATTTCAGCATCAACTTTATTAGGTACAACTAGGGGTACACAATCAGCCATAATTTGAATAATTTTTTCACAAGTTTCTTTAGAATCTACAGATATATCTAGCTCGTCGTGTACTTGTGTGTGAGCTAGTATGCCTTCCTTATATAACTCTACCATAGCCTTTTTAGTCATGTCAGCAGCAGAGCCTTGTATAAGCCTATTCATAGCTTTATAGGTAAAGGAACGCTTAATGTCCTGACCATATTTATCTAATGCATCTGAGAACGGTAAAGGTGTACTTCCAAACTCGTATCTAGGTTCGTATAAATTAAACCTACACTTACGCCCTAGCACAGTAGTTATAAATCCACGGTTACTACCCAACCTAGCACACTGATCACGCAACCCTTTAATAAAAGGTACACGGCTATGAAAAGTATCGAATAATATTTCAGCTTCCTGCGGTGAGATATCTAACTGACGGATAAGTTTATCTTTACCCATGCCATAACTTAAACCTAGATTAATAATCTTAGCTTCTTTACGACTTATGTTAGCCATATCTGCTACTACTTGATGAAAGTCTGCGTCTTTATTACGGTAGGCATCTACTGCGTCGTCTGAACCTTCTTGTTGAGTTTTATGGGCATAGTGTACGGTAAGTCTAGGTTCCTGCTGAGAGTAGTCAAAAGCTCCCCAGTGCATACCTTCATCAGGAATAAATATACTCCTGATAAGAGGACCTATTTCATCATGCCTGGCTGGAACTTGCTGTAGGTTTGGCTTACTACTACTGAACCTACCAGTCACAGTACCACCACGGTCACTACGTAAAGGATGTAATTCCCCATGTATTCTACCTTTAACATTATGGTCTAATATCATGTTATCTATAAAGGTAGTTCTAGCTTTATTTAATTGTCTAGCTCTGGCTATATCTTTAGCTAGTTTGTGCTCATGTCCTTCAAGCCAAGCTGAGGTAAAACTAGGAGCGTTAGTTTTTTCTGTCCTAGGATAACTAAGCCCAGCTCTATCAAATGCAGTAGCCACTGATGCTGCTGCCCATAAGTCTGGAGCTACACCATATTCTTTATAAATACCTTCTAGTATTTTGTTTTCTTCGTTAGTTAATTTCTTATTAATTTTCTCAGCTTTTTCTAAATCTACACGTACACCTTTCCAACGCATATCTAGCAATAAAGGAATTAAAGCAGTTTCTAACTCGTATATTTTCATAACGTTTTCTTTAACTAAGAGATCTTTTAATATTCCCCAAAGTTTAAGAGTTAGCCCTGCGTCTTGTTCGGCATATGGTCCAACATATTTAGCTGGTAGTTTATACATTTCGCTTTTAGGATTAAGACCATAGGCTTTTGCTGCATCTTCTAACAGACTTTCATCTTTAAGTTCACCCACGTATCTTTCACCCAACTTATTTAAAGAATACCCATATTGATTTTCATTAATTAACGGTGCAGCAAACATAGTGTCGTGTATAGTTCCGTTTACCTTGACACCTAAACGCCTTAACCAACCTAAGTCGTATAAAGAGTTATGAAAAACTTTGTCATTGTTATAGCTAAACTGTTTATTCATCCAGTTTATGACCACACGCTTATCTAAATTACCCCCACCAACGTGTTGTATAGGTAGATAAATTTGAAAGTTTTTAGTAGCCACAGCTACACCAGTTACATGACCTTTATTTTCAAACGCCCAAGACGGTCCGTGAGACATGAGTAACGGATCATAAGTCTCTAAGTCAATAGCTACCTCACTATAATTAGATAGGTCTGGTAAACTACTAGGGGGGACCCAGTCCGTCTCAGGCATAAATAAACTACTCTGCACTAGGTGGGTGTATTTCTAAGCTAGAAGCATAAGCCTCTACCAAATAAAGGTAACAACGTAAATCACGTATATCATCTAGTATGCCAGCATTACTAGGGTCATCTAGTATAGCACCAAATACGTCCCAATGGTTTTTCATTGATTGGTTTTCTATACGGTCAAACTTACGTGCTAACATCATAAACGCACCAACGCCACCACGTTTACGCCAACTATCACCGTAACTTTTTTCAGCGTGTTTAAGCTGTGCTATATCACGTTGAGCTAACTTTTCTATCTTATCAAAATCTGCAGGCATACAATCTCCTATTAAATTCTATTAGGGCAAATATTTTGTTTACCATAATAACACCACTTACATTTAAATTGTGAAGGTTTAGCAGGGAACTCAGTAGCAGTGGTCATATCTACAGCCCTTTCATTTAAACGTTCACGCTTACCGTCTACAGTAGGTTTATCATATTCGTAACGGTCTAGCTTACCATGGTCAAGATACCACAACTCAGTAGTTATAGTTTCTAACTCTGGTAACCTTTCAAACACTATGCTGGCATAAAGCTCACATTGTTCTCTGTGACCTTCTTGATTACCCTCATACCTACCTGTTTTAAAGTCTATTACTCTAGCATTTTTATCACCTTCAATATGGACAAATGCATCTACTTTAGCCCTGCCCCAAGTGTCTTCATCAAACCACCCAGTAGACTGCCACTCTTTATCAAAAGCCCAGTCACCTTCACAAAGCACATGACCTTTAAGGTGTAAATCTTTTAATAAATCAAAAGCCTCTTCAAATTCAATTAGTTGTTTAGGTATCTCATCATAACGTCCACGTATATATTCCTCACACATTTTATGGATATCTTTACCACGATCCATAGCTTTATTGCCAGGTTCTTTTATACGTTGTATAAACGCATATTCTGCTTTCTTAGGGCAATCTTCAAACGTTTTTAGTCGGCTATACGACCACTGTGTAATATTACTCATTTACTTTCCTTTGTTACTTATAGATTTATTTAGCCAATTATAAGCAGCAGTACCCCAGTCACTAGCTAGGCAAGACTGTACTTCAATTAACGCTTCATCATATTCTTCGCTCTTGTATAAATACCAAGCATCTTGTAATGGAACTGCCACTTCATTAAAGAAAGGGTCAGCAAAATCTACAGACGACATAGGTGCACGGCATAGAAACCGTGTTAAGTCTTGTTCCCAAGTCATGATATCTGTGCTAATAAGTGGGAACCAATTAATAGCTTTATTATCGTAGGGGTTTCTTAAACTCATTTGACTATAAAAGTCAAAAGCATCTTCTGCCTCCATTTGATTATACATATCATAAAATAAATCTGTGTAGGCGTGCAGGCTATCGCTAACTTGGGTGTATGTGCCTATCTCTACACCTATACCGTATGCCATATATTCTTGAAGTATGGACATATGTACAACGTTAGCACCAAATGCTCCCCATATAACATCATTAGACCTATTACTAACGGTCATGTCTAACTTACCGTCACGCACTTTAAAATAAATAGCTGTGTTACAAGGAACGTCTACACTTTCAGTGTTAAAGTCAACATGCGGATCCCACATTTGAAGCACACATCTTCTATCAGAAGGGTCATTACGTAACCTTTCTATAATTACACCTAACTGATCACCACCAAAATGTTCACGCCACCTAAAGCCATAAGAACCTTGTAGTGTTTCACCGTCATCACTAAACTGACTCATGCGTTTATTGTAATACTCTATATACTCTAGGTCATTACAGCCACCTAACATCCATAAACTTTCTATTAAGTGGAAAAAGGGATTAGCATTACGTGCGTCTTCAAACAAAACTCTTTCTTTTGAATTACCATACACTGTTGCTACAGGTTGAGGTACTTCTATAACTTCGCCAGCCCTACTAGGAAAAGTGTACTCTTTATTTTGAGCAATAAGATCCATAGCTTTAACAAAGCCATCGTTAACGTTTCTACAATTTATAACTTTCATTGACTATCCTTGAATTTTAAAACAAAGTCTACCATTTCTATTTTTTCTTGTATGGTAGCTAACTTCTCTATTAGTTTATCTACCTCTACTACAATATCTACGTGTTCTGGTATACTGGTGGGGTTATCAAGTAGTACACTTAGATTAACTGTTACAGAATCCCGTTTACCTTTAAGTTCCGATTTATATCCATTTAAGATATCAGAATAATTCGCCATTTTGTGCTCCTAGTTTTAATGCTTTTTTCCATTGTATGTTGACGTCTTTACGTATAACCGTGCCTTCTTTTCCTGCACCCCAAGCTGTTTTAGTTTCCCTTTCTACCACTTTAACCACATCAGGGTGATGAGATTTTAAAATTTCTGCACCCTCTGACTGCATTTGAACGTTACGCCACTCACTACAACCACCAGGAGCATTACTACTACCATGACCTTGGGCATAGTAATAGCTCACCTTATTAGGTAGTCCTTTGCTTAATAATTGTAAGTTCATATCAAAGTCGCTCATAACTTTAGTTCTGAATAACTCAATACCCTTACCTTTAAACATATCAAGATTGTATGCTAGTACACGCATATACCTAGTAGTTTCAGCAGATAAATGTTCAACGCGATTGTTACCTTCCCTAGCACTCACGCCACAGTGGGCATAGTCATCAAGCCATTTATCTAATAAACCAAACAAAGCGTGAAACTCATCAGGCTCTATGTATCTAAGGTGCCAGTCGTTAGTAGCCTTACGAATATAAAAACGTAAGTCATCGTCTAACATAACTATTTTACCACCACCTGCGTTTTCACAAATATACTTACGTTTACTAGCTATGTCGTAGACAACGGACTCAGGACAAGCCATAATTTGGCAATCATATTTAAGATATAAATCTTTTTCATATTCATTGACAACTAGCGTAACTTGTTTACGTAAGTCCTCAGGAAAATGGGACAAGGTTACTTGATCATCAGCCCTGCCTCTGGTTGGAATAAATATTTTCATAGGTTAGCCTCCTCAGGTTTTGGTTTATATTTAGCACGTGGTCTACCTTGACCTAAACGTACCCTCTCGTATTTATCAAACTCACAAAGACAATGTTCTATGTCTCTCATTTCTAAAGGTTCCATATGTCCTTGTAGATAATTAGGTGAAAGTTCTAATAATTCCTGCATCTCAAAATTAAGTCTATCTTTCTTAATAGTTTTATTTAACTCTCTATCTTTTATTCTATTAAGCCCACGCTGTGCTCCAGGACCAGGATTAGCCCAAGTCATAATATCTTCAGCTTCACTTAAATATCTAGTGTGGCGTAAATCAGTAACTACCTCATAAGCCATAAAACCACTAAACCCTGCTTTTTGTAAATAACCTTCCCAAGTCTTTTCTAGTGACCAAGTTATCATAGGGGGATGATTTTTGTATAACGGTGTTAATATTTTATCTATAGTTTGTTCTATTTTTGTACCACCTAAAGTACCAGTTAACATATACGCACCAGTATAGACCTTATCGCCTCTATCTTTTCTAGCTTGCATAATGTCTTTTACCTTCTCAGGTTCCCAAGTTTCAGGAAACCCTATTTCCTCTAGAGTATCTGGCCAATTTATTTGTCTAGCTACTGCCATAGCAAAAGGCAAGTTTCTATGGTCAGCGTAAGGTTCACGCCAGTTGACCCTTATCCACTCAGTAACTTTATCCAACTCACGGTAGACATTACAAAAACTATACTCAGTGAGTATAACGTCGTTAGTCCACGGATAAGCTACACCGTTTTTTCGGCGTAAGTATATGATATGGCGTTCGTTTAGATAATTGAAAAACTTTTGTATATTTTCCTCTATCACGCACAGTCCTCAATTTGCCAAGTAGTGTTCCACCAGTTAGGTTTAGGTCTAGTTTTATTCCAAGCAGCATAGTGTTTTTCATTAATTAAGTAGTTACGATACGCCACGACAGGGTCAGCGTTTTTATACTGATCAGGCATAGCTTGAGCTATAGGAGTAAGTCCTAAACTAGGCATAGAGGCAGGTATGTATGATAA